AGTTCCTGCCGCCGCTACTGTCGCGACTCCGTTAACGATGTTATCCGCCATCGCATCGAGCCTTGCCCAGAATGGATCCAACGGGATTATGCCCTCGTTGCCAGCTTCGCCACCACCAAATACCGTCGGGCGGGTCATGATACCGCCCTTCTTATACCAGTCGATGTCGAGATCCGGGATAACTCCATGCAACAGATCCCCTAACGACCAGCCCGGTGGATCGATGACAAAATGCGGGAGTTCGATGTTCGGCAGGCTGACCTTGAAGTCGAAGAACTTTTTGATCTTCTTGATGATCCCCTCGACCGCATCCTTCGCCGCCTTAATCGGCTGAACAATGGCGTTTTTTACCTGGTTGAACTTCTCCGCGATAGCATCCTTCAGGATGCCTGCAGCCTTCTTGATCTTGCCCCAGTTCTTGTACAGGGCGACCCCGATCGCGATTGCTGCGCCGATACCGGCGATCACCAAACCGATCGGACCCAGAAGCGCAGAAAAGCCCGCAGCCACCATCGGAGCGATCGTCATGATGGATCCGAGCATGATCAGAAGCGGACCGCCTACCGCAAGCAGGCCAGCGATAGCCACTGCGATCTTTGCAATTATCGGATGGCCCTGTATAAAGCCTACCAGCCTTTCGACCAGCGGCACGACGTTCTTGGACACATATCCGGCGACCTGCGCCAGAACCGGAGCGAGTGCCGCACCCAGTTCTTCTTTGATGTCGCCTAACGTGTTGCTTAACTGCGCCATCTGGCCTGCCGGAGTCTTGGCCAATTCGCTGTTCATGTTGCCAACATTGCTGTTAATGACCTCGGCCAGTGTTGCGGCCTTTTCCTCTTCCGTGCCGTACTTCAGGACCTTTTCCTGTGCCTCCGTGAAGCTGATGCCGACCCGCTTCAGTGCGCCGGTCTGACCCTGCATGACCTTGCCCATCAGGTTACCGATACTTACGGCATCGTCGGTCGTAGCGTTGACGCCCTTCTGCTGTGCCAGTAAGTTCTCCATGGACGGAAGCAGCGTGTTGATGGTCGACGGGTACTTCGCGAAGGTTGCGAGCTGCTGCGCACCTGAAAGAGCGACTTCGTCTCCGATGATGCCTTCCTGCTGCAGCGCACTGGCGAGTCGCTTGGTTGACTCGACCGCCTTATCACCGGCACCCATACGGGTCTTATAGATCTCCGTCAGTTTAGTCTCTGCGGTGTATTGGGTCTCATAGGCAGACATCGCATCCTTAATGCCAGATATAACAGGCACTGATAATGCCGTTGCGATGCCGCCGACCTTCATGAACTTCTTGCCGACCGCACTTATCTGCTGACCCATCGATTTTGATACCGTAGTTCCGGCAGCCTTTCCGGCTGACTTCGCCCCAGGCTGGATCGCATCTGCTATTCCTCCGCCAACGCCCTGCGCCGATGGAATTATCTGTACATAGGCTTTTCCAAGTTCTGTATTAGCCATTGTTTATCTTCTCCAAGATACGTGCGCGCTCCGCCTCAAAATCGGCTCCAGTGCGGAACTTCATTGCATCGTCTGTCATCGACTTTGTCTTGCTGTCCTGACCGAGCATCCACGCGGATATCCGCTCAGGCACATTCCTTCCCTTTGCGCCATCCTCGGTGCGCTGCCACTTGAGGATTTCGAGATCGTCAAGGATGCACGCCATTAATATGCTCGAAGGGACATCGTTCTCAATTCCGAACATGACTTTTTTAAGTCTTGATTCTGCCCCTAAACCGGCGACAAGGGTACCGAGAAGCCGACCCGGCACCCGTCTGTAGTCGAATATCTGGTAAGTCTCCGCCAGATCGCAGATGACTTCCGTCCGATACTCAGCCAACGCACCGGCAAGGGTTAGGAGTTTTTTCCGTCTTCCCCCATTGCCTCGAAAATCTCCATGAGCGCATTCATGGCCGTTTTGACAGGTACGCGCCCGGATTCGTTTTCAAGGTGCTTGTAAAGCCGTTCCTTTTGTTCTTTTCCGAGGACCATCGTCATGACCTTCGACACCTTCAGAGGGTTTTCGTCTTCTGCTTCTGCGATGGCATCAACCAGTCGCATGTCATCCAGCACATTTTCATCGACCTCATATTTGAAGCCGTTTGCAAGTTCTCCTCTTTTTGCCATAATGTCTCTCCTTTATGCGGACTTGAAATACTCGTAATGGGTGGCTCCGTTAGAATCCGGAAGTGCCTGGATCGTCAGCTCGAAGCCGACCACCTGATCATCCGCGTAAGTAATCTCGCCGATCTCGGAGATCTTCCCATCCGGAATAACGATTCTATGGAGCACTCCGCCACGGGCCACCATCTCGATGACCCATGCAGCCTCTTCTGCTTCGTCTGCGGTTGCCTCCACGGACAGACCATCCGCCAGAGTCCCCGTTACGTTTGAGGATCCATAGACTGTCTTCAGGACGTCAATGTTCAGAATCTCGACAAGGGTCAGCCCGAACTCGTCGTTCTTCTCGTTCTGTACGACCAGAATGGTATCGCCACCCCAGGCCTTGATATTGTCTGTATCTGGCGAGTTGGTGTTTGTGAGACCTTCATCCGACACATAACCAAGCGCCTTGAAATCTGCTGCGAGCGCTGTGGTAGCATCCGTCGGGATCGCCAGCCCATCCGTAAGCACTGCACGATACACGGCCCCGGTCAGAGCCGGTTTTCCTGCAGTTACATTCGCTACTGTATTTGCCATTTAGTATTACCTCCTTAATAGTGGTAAACGTCAAAAACGGCCTGATAGCGTGGTTGCTTCGTGGCCGTGTTCGTAAAGTTATAATCTGTGTTGTATCGGGATGCGGATATGTCATCCAGTTCGACAAGGCCCTCCGCAGCTGCTTTGACCTGTTCGTTCAGTTCGGCCGCCTGTTCCAGCTTCGGCGCATAGGACTGGAAAGCAAACGTTGACCTTGTAAGGTGGTTTTCCTTTGAGCCGCCGGTTTTTTCAATGACCACATAACTCTCCGGAACGGTCTCCGGTCTCATCATGTAGCACGGCACGATAATTTTCATGCACATGTATTCGTATATGGTCTCTTCAATCATCAGCTGGTCTCCTTTACCAACGTATTGTTTTCGTAATTGTCCTGTTCTGCTTCAGGCGTACCGGGCACCACAATGACACGGGTGCCCATCTGTACTGCCTTATAGCCTTCTCCGGCATTGTCAGCGACCTCTCTTGCGGTCTCCAGCAAGCAGCGTTCCATCTCTTCGGACTTCAGCAGGGCGCCAATTGCGCCTGTATCCATCTCAAAAGTGACATTATGCCGCTTAATGCGAATAGTCTTACTCATACCGCTCCACCGTAACCTTCATGTTCCAGTCAAGCGGGATAAGGTCTTCGATACCCTTCGTCGGGATGCCAAATACGCGCCATTTCTCCCCGAAGAAGTCGACGCGACGGTTCTCCCAGTCGTGCTCATCTCCCTTTGGAATCCCCAAAGTGTAGACGGCTTTACGCCCGTAGAGGTTCGTCGTGTCGAGTATCTCCTGCGGAGTTGATGGAGCAACGAGTACGTTGTCGACCTCGACAGGGTTTTCCTCGTAGATCGGCTCCCCGAATGTGTTTGTCCCTGTCTGCGTGACTTCGTGCAGGGTGACTGTTATGCCTCTTGATCTGATCTGTCCCATATCTCCATTGCTCCATATTTCTGCCGCTTAAGCCCGAGCATCTTCCTTTCGTTGTTCATGAGGGACATAGCGGCACCGCCTCCCGGCACCGCGTATGTTCCCGACCATGAATATCCGAGTGCGCTCTGAGATTCCTGGCTGACTGGTTCTCCAGATGTGCTCTGGCGCATGATCCGCGCAACGACGTCACAAGTCACCATTTTCACAACGCTCGCATAAGCGTCATCTGTGCTGACTGCTTCGTCGATGTTTTTCCCGACAGATACGCCCTCCGAGCGGATCAGATCCGAGACCAGAGGGAGCAGCGCCGTGATCCGGGTCTGCTGTTCTGCCGTATACGTCGCGCCAGATATGGTCATTACGTCTGTAAGCGTTGCGAATGGTTCACTCATTTTTTCTTTGCTCCCGATTTCTTCGGCGTCTTCTTGGGTTCAGCCTTCTCCGCCTTGACCGGTTCCCAGTCTCCACGGAGTTCGCTGTTCACGTTGATCACGACGCCGGTCTTCTTGTTGCGATATTCCATGTCATCGCCCTTATGCCTGGACGATACCGAATGCGGCTGCGTCGAGGATGCCCCATCCGATATAAGCCTCAGCTCTCAGGCAGACTTCGTTGTACTGCTTCAGATCTCTGCCAGCGCCATCCGGGTCGCCGAATCTGATAACATCCAGCGGGATGTTGTCGGAATAGCCCCACTTGAACGCGCCCTGGAAATCACCAACGATAACGTGGTCGACTTCGCTGACGCCGGTGCCCTGTACGGATACGGTCGTGTTGACGTCGGATCTCATGCCATAGAAGCCATCCGGGTTCTGGCCGAATCTGAATTCCGGATACTGCGGTACGCCGTTGACCTTGATCTTGGACAGAGCGGCAGCTGCAGTCGCGGACATCGCGATACCATTGACCTCGCCGTCGGTGATCGCCTGGATCGCCGCGTCGATGTTGTCATCTACGGAAGCAGCAACGTAAGTGACGACGTTACCAGTAACCAGTCCGTCGAAACTGTTGGTTGCCTTGAAGGACGCCGCAGCCTTTGTCGCGGGATCGATGCCGTGAATAGCAGCGATGTCGAAGCCTCTCGCGATCTTCTTCGCGAATCCATCGGCGAATCCTCTCAGATACTGCAGACGAACTTCGTCGCCGGCCTTCATGAACTCGTCGCTGACTCTCTGCTGATAGATGAACTTGACCGGCTTGATGACCTTCGCAGTTACGGAAGCGTCTCCTGCCGGTTTTGCAGCGGTTTCTCCTACCAGAGCAGCCTCGCCAGCCGCGTTGAAGACGAACTCGGTGACTCCGTTGAACGGAATCGGTGTCTGATCGGACAGTTTCGCCAGTGCGGAATGACCGCGAACGGCGTTAAACATTTCGGTAATAACTTCCGGTGGAAAATTCATTCCTGCTTTGATAGTAGCCATGAACTAATACTCCTTTCCAATCTGCCGCGCCATGTTCAACAGAGCCATTTTCCCCGGATCGTCATTAGATCCGTCAGGTTCCATCGCTCCCATCGGCGCAGCTGGTCTGGCAACAAATTCGGCCATCCGCTTTGCGTCTGCCCGGATAGCATCCTCATCGTCGCCTGATAATTTGTCTGCTAATTGATACGGCAGCCCCGTTTCGAGTGCGATCTTCGTTTTTACTGAGGCCATCTCATATTGATGCACTTTGCCGGTCAGATCCTCGATCTGCTTCGCGGAATCCGCCTGCTTTGTTTCGCTGCCTTTGATTTGTTCGCTCAATTCCGCTATCTGCTTCTCGTAGGCCTCTGCCTTCGTCTTCAGGTCGTTGTAATCAGCGTATTTTTCCGAGGCCTTTTCTTCGGCCCTACGCTCCGCCCTTTTGACGCGCTCGCCTATGATTGCATCCAGCTGCTCCTGAGTCTCGATAACTTTGAAATCTGACATCGCTGCCCCCTTTTCTCCGGAAAGGTATCCGTGTTTATGTACTAAAAAACGGACCTGCCGAATTGCCTGTCCGCTTTAGTAATCGATTCTTTGTTTTTTCTTTTCTTTTGCTTCCTTACATCCCCAGTGAGCCAGAACCGCACTTTCCATAATGGAAATATCCGCTCCGGCCAGTATGGACTTGTAGCCGAATCCGCCGCCGCTTCCGATGCTCCTGTGCTCGCAGTTGGTGACGACCGCCGTCAGTGCCGGTTGCCCGTTGTGGCAGATTGTTCTTCCGACCACGGCCTGTTCGAACATGGCTGACGCCGTCACTACTTCGGACGGCTTCACGATGTGCGGTGCAGTCATACCCGCCCTTTTCATCGCTTCTGCCAGAATGGTCTTGCCTGCGTCTCCGTCCACGATGACGTCAGCGACGTCCGCCCGACGGATAAAGGACATGATCCATTCGATCCCGTCACGCACCGACCTGCAGTCGATGGTTTCGACGAATACGTTCCCGTCCGACCTCTTGACCGCCACGGAAACGGACGCGTTCGTGGAATCGTGCCCGAACTTGACACCGACGAACAGCTTGCCAGTCAGATCCGACACTGAATCGACCTTCAAGGCCGTCCACTCGTTTCGGCTGATGGCCGACTTCTGGTTGTACTTCAGCCAAAGGCCCAAGCGCTGGATGTTAAAATCAACATCATCATCACCGATTTCCGCACGGATCGTCCGCTCTTTTAGGATCGTGCCCAGGCTCGGGTTGGTCTCGTACCATAGATCCGAATCATTAGGATCTGACATATTCGGTACGGACCATTCTGCCCACCCGGACTCATATCCTGCGCCCGACAACACCGTTTTGCGGTACTTTGGGAAGACCGTCCCTGCACTGATCGCAGTCGGTGGTGTTCCAAGCATGATCGTCTGTGGGTTCGGCGAGTCTGTCACGGTGTACTTCAGCGATGTCTCCTGTTCAGGTGTGTACTCCTGCGCCTCGTCTATTATGAGAAGGTCGTACCCCTCACCGAGTCCGCCTGTAGATGTACGGGTCCGAAACTCGATCACGCCTCCATCCGCCGTGTACAAGTGCTCTTTGCCGAATGCCTTTATTGACGAATCGACCGTTATGTCAGCCTTTGCGCATAGGCGTTCAAGCCGCTCCCAGATCTTGTGGGACGTCATCGCACGGTGAGCCGTATACATGATGCGCTCGCCGTTTTTCAGACCCCACAGGCACCGGATCAGGACCGCCTCGGACTTGCCATTCCGTCGCGGTACCGAGTAACCGAACTTCTGGTGGGTCCACAGCCCTTCGTCATCAATGCTCATAATGTCATATAACAGAGCTACCTGCCATTCCAAGACATCATGTTCCGTTGCGTTGTAGAGGTCGACAGCCTCCGGTCCTTTTGTTGCTGAGTAAGGAAGTATCACGGATACCGTCGGGGCTTGTCTCCCGATAGCATCCATTCTGCCGCGTCCTCCTCTCTATGGTTTTGTATCGAAAAACTAACGCCTCGACTCCCAGGTGTTAGTTGTCCAATCGGTCTGAACGTCTACGCCTTTGCTGGTGTGGTATTCAATCATGCACCCGCAACCCGGATGCCTCTCGAAGACTCCGTTGCTGATCGCGTCCTGGTAACTATATGCGCCCTCACGCGATATGCACCAATTGCAGGGCGTTTCCCCTTTATGCAGGCCTCTGCCGTCATATACCCTAACCACAGTCGTCTCCAATCCCAGATCGTTCCTGAGGCGCATGTTTTCCTTCTGGAAGTCATCGTAGAACTTCCGCACAGCAGTTATCGTCGGATCCGTCAGCGCGTTGTCGAGTTCTTCCTGCGTTGCGCAGTTGACCGCCATGTTCATGACCTGCCGGGCCCGCTCTGTCGGGTTCAGCCCTTCAGTTATCTTTATGGCGATACCGCTTTTCTCGTCTGCGAAACTTTGCTGAATGGTTGCGTAGTGATTTACATTCTCCCATGCCTTCACAAGAAGCGGCTGGATCGTACTTTCCGCGATATTCCAGTAGAGGGTCTCATTCGGCAGTTCCGCCAGCACCAGCGACCGCTTCAGCGCCTTCGACGCCTCCCTCCCGAACAGATTCGATAGGTTCGACATATCGGCCTGTGTCGCCTTGCCCTTCATGGCCTTCTTCATGATCTTCTGGATGCCGATGTTCATATTAACCCCGGCCTTAAAGTCTGCCTGTATCGCTTCGTAAAGCTCCGGCCCGATATCAACAGCCATGTTATTCCTCCACCGGCAGGATTATGCCGGGCGCAGCTGCTTCGGCTGCAGGCTCTACGCCTGTAAGATCGCGCAGGCTTTCCTTATCGAAATATCCGTCGATAGCCTGATTGATCTTGATTACGCCGTCGCCAATAATCGACAGCGCAGAATTGTCCGGCTCAAAGATCGGCTCCCACTTCGCAGTCACGTTTGCGACCATCTCACGCTTATATCCGAAATTATCTCTTACACATGCAGCAAGATATCCGGCGTTCTTCAGGCCGACCCCGAAATCGCGCTGCGCTTTTCTGGTAATCAGCCGGAGCGTCTCGTGGCTCGACTTGATTGCCTCCGCACTTGATGGATTCTGCGAAGGGAATCCGAGATCATCCAGTGTCAGACCGGTCTCTCCGGCGAACAGTCCCGCAAACATCCGGAGCTGATCCGAGTGCGGGGACATGCTCTGCTGCTGAAACTGACCAACGACCGGGTGCCCGCCATCCTGATCCTTATCGACCCGGAGTAAGCTCGACATGGTGATTCTCCACTTGTCGAGTCTTTCGGCAGATTCATCCATTCCGAGGATGTACCGCTGCGGGAACGAAAAGAACTCCGATGCGATCTCAGACCGCTTTGCTGTTCTGACTGCGGAACTGACGATCGACATGCACGCCCGGCTGATCCGGCTGTGTCCAAACGGTCTTGCGGCGTCCGGTCTGTTGATGATCGGCACCAACAGCGGATACGGCGCACTGTTCGGAATGACTTCGACCGTCTTGCCCCTCTCAATGATATATGTGTATCCAGAAACCAGATACGCCTCGAGGATCGGCTTGTCATAGGTGTCCCATTCCAGGATCGCATAGCCCTCTGTCAGCATGTTGGTTACTGGATCCAATTCGCCGGTTGCATGGTATCCGTCGATGACCTTCATCCGCGGGAATCCGCCAGCGTCTGACGTGATGTAGATAAAATCGCACGAACTGATAAGCGAGCCAAGTATCGCGGAATCAACCATGATGTCCTTGTTGTTCTGGTTAAATATCTCGTTCATGTTGTAGTTGTCGTTGGCGAACTCCCGGAACACCAGCCGGTCAGCCAGTGAGTCGACAGCCCTTGCGCACCATCCAAGCGTCCCCATCCAGTGACGGAGATCCGGCGGTGTAGAGATGCCGAAATCGTACACGATATTTTTCATCTCGTAGTACTCATACCGGGTTCGGACCCGCGCTCTCTTTCGTTCCAGCTTGTTCTTCAGGTACTGGATACCCTTGTACGTTGCCATGTAGTTACCTCATTGCTTTATCGTCAATGTATATATCTGCGAATATCTTCCTGGAGTCGTGCCCCATGCGTCTGATCCCTTCCGGCGCGTTCCGGTTTATCCAGTGCGGAGCGAACCCAGCTTCATTCAGCATCCGGATCTCCTCGCGCAGGCTCTTACCTTCCCGGCAGGTCCACAGGATGACCGTGTTGCCGGCCGCCTGGTTCTGCTTCAGGTTCTCGATCAGCGGCGCATTCATCCTGCCGTGCGCATATAAAGTTCCATCGAAGTCTACTGCAATTATCATTTTCGCGCGTTTTTTTGTGCA